ATGACCTATGAGACCAAAGCGGATGCGCTTGATGCCGTTTTCGAAACTGCCAGCGGCAATGACACCGGTGCCGAGTTGAATACGCTGCGGGCCGAAATGTCGCGGTTGACCAATTTGGTTACGGCGCGCTCGGTCGATCGCCCGGCATTGTCGGGCACCAAATCGGCCGGCGATCCGGTCCGTGGTTTTGTCGGCGGCTATTTGCGCAAGGGCGACAATGGCGGCGATGAAACCAAGGCTGCCAGCACCGGTGTCGGCCCCAAGGGCGGCGTTGCCGTGCCGGTGGAGATTGACAGCGTCATCGATCGCGTCATGCGCGCCGCCTCGCCGATCCGCGGCATCGCGCAGGTCGTCGATATCGGCTCGGCAAATTATCGCAAGTTGATCACCACCAGCGGTGTCGTTTCGGGCTGGGTGAGTGAGACGGGGGCTCGCGCCGAGACCGACACGCCGGATTTCGCCGAGATCGCGCCGCCGATGGGGGAGCTTTATGCCAATCCGGCAGCCAGCCAGGCGATGCTCGACGATGCCTTCTTCAACGTCGAGGAATGGCTTGGTGGCGAAATCGGCCGCGAATTCGCCCGTGCCGAGGGTGTGGCCTTCGTCAGCGGCGATGGCATAAACAAGCCGCGCGGCTTCCTTGGCGCCGCGAACAGCGGAGCCGATGATGTGGTGCGCGCCTTTGGGACTTTGCAATTCGTCGCTTCGGGCGCCGCCGGAGCCTTTGCCGCGAGCAACCCGCAGGACAAGCTGATCGATCTCGTCCATTCGCTGGCAACGCCGTATCGTCAGGGTGCCAGCTGGGTGATGAATTCCGGCACCATGGCGCGGGTTCGCAAGATGAAGGACCTGGACGGCGCGTTCCTCTGGCAGCCGGCGCTAGCTGCCGACCAGCCGGCGACGCTGCTCGGCTACCCGGTGGTCGAAGTTGCCGCCATGCCCGATGTTGCCGTTGACAGCCTGTCGATCGCGTTCGGCAATTTTCAGGCCGGCTACCTGATTGCCCAGCGGCGTGAGACGGTGGTTTTGCGTGATCCCTTCTCCAACAAGCCGTTCGTGCATTTTTATGCGACGCGGCGTGTCGGCGGCGCTGTGATCGACAGCCGCGCCATCAAGCTGATGAAGTTTAGCGCCTGACCTGAGCTAAACGCGCGCGTCATTGTCCTGACCGAGGGCGATGCCGCGCGCTGCGGCGGCTGTGTCATCCGGACGCCGCGAACCCTTCGCCGTCATCAATTTTTCGAAGCGAGGCAACCACCATGGCAATCACCGCCGTCTCCGTCGAAGCGAATGGCTGGGTTCTCGCCGTCACGCTGACGGCGGGCCTGTCCTCGCCGAACACTGATTTCTCGGGATACACGTTCGACCCGAGCGGCGCGCCGCGCATGACGCTGAACACCAGCCATGCAGGCTTCGTGAAATCGGCAGGCACGGCGATCTCCGGCAGCATCACCCGCGCCGTGGTGGCAACACGGCCCTTGCGCCTGCCGGTCAACGTCAACTCGCCCTTGGTTGTCGTCATCGACGAAACCGATCTTGGCGGCGGCTCGATCATGGTTCGCCTCGCCCTGGCTGAAAATATCTACGCCACCGATACCGGCCTGACGCTCGATGTGCTTGCTGGATGGCGCACAGGCGAAAGCGCCGCCTCTGGTATTGCCGTCACCAACAATTCCACCATCGCCGCGCCGGTGCCGATCTTCCGCTGGGTGCTGCCATCCTATGACGTGGCCAGCGGCAGCTTCCGCGTCTCGCTGCTCGTCGCCTCGCACCACCCAGTCGACTTCGATCCGGTCGCTGGCGTCAAGTTCACCGCCACTGATGGCACCAACACCCAAACCGTCTGGGCCACGGCGCTAGCCACCGATGACACTTACGGCGATGCGCTGCGCTGCTTCACGGTGATGATCGACCCATCGACGGCAACGGCGCTCACCGCTGGGCTGTTGCGTGTGGACGCGGAAGTCTATCCCTATCTCGGCTCGATGCGCTCGACCGATACGGCAGGCACGCGCTCGATGACCAACCTTCGGCTTGATGGCGTCGCCACCAAGGCCGAGTCCCCTTGGGTTATCGGTTACGATCCGGCAGGCACCCGCTACAGCAACCAGTTCGCCTTTATTGATCCGGTCAACGGTTCGGCAACGGCAGCGGTCGGCATGATCGCCACGTCGCGCGCCGCCGCCAAGGCCATCACCGCCACGTCGCGACCCAAGGACGTGATGACCGCCATTCAGGCCGCATCGCTGACCTTGCGCACCCAAGCCGCCGCCAATGGCCAAGCCTCGGCCATCAAGTCGATCGACGGCCTCACCATCACCATGGCGGCGGGCACCCATCCGGGCCTCGGCACGACGGCGGTCGGCTCCACCACAAGCTCCACCGAAATCCCGGTCACTATCGAAGGCGACCCCACCGACGCTGACCCGCGCAACAACTGCATCTTCGCCACACAGGCCACCGGCTCGGCGAACACCCGCGCTACACGCATTCGCTGGCGCAATCTGACGATCCTTGCTGGCGGTGCGGCGCTGAACGGCAGCACGACGGCCTATAATTTTCTCGACAATATCGAGGTCCGCGGCCGCACAGGCGACGAAGCCCTGACGACAACGCCAATCGGGGTCAGCACGACCGTCGCTGGCTATGTGGGCTGGTGGATTACCCGTTCAAAGTTCTGGAAATACGGCCTACAACTGGGCGGTGCCAACCGCATGGTCGGCTTGTTGCGCGCCAGCCAGCATAGCCGCCGCGCGCCGGGTATAACCCTCGTCAAGAACACCTGGATTACCAAGGCAGTCGATGGCTTCACCGCGTCGAATATCGGCGAAGGCTGGGCCATATTGCAAACATCAACCGACCTTGGCGCGCTCGAAGATGTGATGCTGGCCTATAACGACGGACGCGGGCTGGCCTATGCAGGCTGGTTGGTAAACCCCGCACCCGCCGCATTGGCGGGAACGACCCTGCCCAGCCATCGCCGCACTGTCATCCTCAACAATGTCTTTGAGCGCATCAGCGGTTCCAGCGACACCACTGCGGGCATGTGGGGCTACGGCGAAACCAGCAACGTCGAAATGACCGACCTGATTGTCGAGGGTAATACGGTCGCAGGCACCGGTTACAACAGCTTCTATAACGATCCGGTCCCTGCGACGGTCTCCGACACCAACACGCAAAACAACACGGCCACCCGTATCCGTCACGCCAACAACGCCACCGACCGCAACGCCTCAAAGCACGATGACTTCAGCGACCCGTCAACCGCGTCGGTCCGCGCTGCTGCTGGCGTCACCCCGGCGAACGGCTATCGTCCGGTGGCCCTTGGCGCATGGGGGCCGCACTTTGGTGTCGGCATGGAGGGCCATGTCGATTGCAGCCGCTCTGGCACAATCGCAAACTTCCGCCGTGAGTTTTCGGGGCTGCGCGGTGTCCAGTATGACACGCCCACAGCGCCGGGCTGGACGCTCGATAGCTCCGTGAATGGCAGCGACGGCGGCGGCGGCAATTACACGCCAGCGGCGGGTTCGGTGTTCCTGGGGCGCGTCATGCGCGGCAACAGCGATGTGGACATTGCGGGCAATACTCGCCGTAGCAGCGGCACTTCGGGGGCCTATGAGGCAAATGACGCCAATTTGGCGCCGGAAGCGGCGCGACAAGCGCACCGATTGGGCAGCAGCATTTTGGGCGTCGTCCTGCCGATAGGTCCCGTGGCGACGCTGCACCGTCAGCGCTACGAAAGTGGCGCGATCGTTTTGTTGCTGCCCACCGCGCCACTTGCGGCGCGGAATACGCACGGCGCTACTGGATCGATAATCGCTTGGACGACGACATTGGCGACCGCAGCCGCGCTTATGTCGACCAGTGCGGTGACGTCGGCTGCGTCGGCGATCGAGGCAACGGATACAGCGACGCTGTTGTGCCCGTGGGATGCCCGGCTGTCACTCATATCGGACATGGCATTGCTGTTGCCTGATGACGCGGCCGCGGCGCTGCTGACGCTCAAGGTGCGGGCGGATCCACGCATTCTTTTCGTAAACTGAAGCAGATAGGAGAATTGACATGGGAAAATTTGCCAGCACCGATGTGCTCGATGGCAGCCTCAACATCGTGCGTACGGCGACGCGCATGGTTGCGCTCAATGGGGAGCCGGCCACCTATGCGGCGGCCTTTGCCGGACGGTTGGCCGAGGCCGTGCTGACCACGGCCGATTTCACTCTCGCAACTGGCGATATCTCCGGTCGCAAGGTCAGCATCGCGGCGCGTTCTGGGCTTGCCGTACTTGCAGCCGCCACTGCGGATCATATCGCCTTGCTCGATGTTGCGGGATCGCGCCTGCTGTATGTGACGACCTGCCCGGCGCAGGCGCTTGTCACCGGTGGTCTGGTGAGCATCGCGGGCTGGAGCGTCGAGATCGCAACCCCGGTCTGATCAATCCAGGCATCGCCCGGCAACAGAGACGTTGCGCCCGATCGTCGGTCGGACTGCTGGGCGAAATCCGAGCTTTGGGCAATGTCGCCGATATCTCGGCGGCGAACAGGAAAGGATGATCCGTGGCGATCTTTGTAAAGGATCCGGCGGCGACAATCGACTATGGCATCGATTGGTCGACCGAATATCTTGTTGGCCAAACGATTACTGTATCGGATTGGCAAGTGACCCCCGGCGGTGTCGGCGCGGTCAGCATCGAAGCGCATTCGATCACGCCCGCTGGAACAGCGGCGACGCTGGCGGGCGGCGTGCCGGGTTGCCTATATCATGTTACCAATACGGTTACATTTTCTAATAGTCGCACCGACCAACGGATGCTGGCGTTGCGCGTGGAGGATCGGTGATGGCGGGGCCGGCGATGTCGATCGAGACCGGAGCGTTGGCGGTCAGCCTGGCTGAGTGCAAGGCCTATCTGCGGCTGGAACGTGACGATGAAGATGCGCTTTTGGCTGGGTTTATTCGAACCGCGATGGCGCTTTGCGAAGCCTTTACCGGGCAGTGGCTTGTCATCCGCGCCGGCGAACAGCGGCTGGCTTGTGATGGGTCGTGGCAGCGGATCGCGGCGCAGCCGGTGGTTTCGGTGACGGGGGTGCATGACACGGGCGGGCCCCTGCCGGCGATGTCATATGAAAGCGATATCGATCTGGCCGGAAGTGGTTGGGTAAGGCTGCTTGAAACCGGTGCAGCGGCATCGCCGCTGGTTAGCGGCGCAGCGACATCGCCGCTTGTCAGGTTTCGCGCCGGGCTGGGTGTTGATTGGAACGGTATTCCCGATCCTTTGCGCCAGGGACTGGTGCGACTTGTGGTGCATCTTTTCACGCACCGGGACGCAGTGGACGCAGGCCCGCCGCCGGCCGCGGTCGCGGCCATGTGGCAACCGTGGCGACGCATTCGCCTTGGTTGAACTGCTGAAGGCTGCGGCTGGGTTGAGGAAAAACTGATATGAATGATGATCTTGCAGGCGCGCTCCGCGAGCGCGTCGCTATCGAGGCGTGGGTCGATGGGCGCGACGACGCAGCCGCGATGGCTGGCTATTGGCAGGCGCGCGGATCGGTGTTTGCCGCGGTTGTTCCCGACGGCAATGGCATGGCGGAAGGCGACGCGCGGCGGACGCGGCGGCGGTGGCGCGTCACGCTGCGCCAGCCAATCGACGTGCGGCTGACCTCTCGGCTGATCTGGGCGAGCCATATCCTGGCCGTTTTGGCGGTTGAAATGGATCCGAGGCAGCCGGATCGGCTGGTTCTGCGCTGCGAGGCGCGGGAAGCATGACGGCCGAAGCAGTTGTTCGCGGTGCGGTCGCGGCCGCGGCGGCGGCGGGGGCGGCAGCGGTGGCGAACGCCACCACCGTCGTTGCGGCGCGGGTTGCGGCCGATTTTCCCGATTTCGTGATCGAGACCGACGCGGGGGCGGTGCGTCTGAGGGCGCCCGGCTTGCTGGCGCGGGCTTTTGGCAGCCGGCACCGCGCTGCCGATCCGCGATTGACGGGTTTGGTAGCGTTGTTGACGACGGGAGGCGGGTGATGAGCGCAAGTCTGGCAGTACAGCGGATGGTGGCTTCGGCGCTCGCCAATATCGTCGGCGTAACCGGGGTGTTTGATGGCCCGCCGCCAGATGCGATCCCGCCTTACCTGGTCATCGGCGCCGATATCGTCACCGATTGGAGCACCAAGACCGAGGTCGGCCATGAGCATCGGTTGAGCATCAGTGTCTGGGATGCGGGCCCCGGAGCTGCGCGCGCCAAGGTCGTGATGGGCAATGTCGAGAGCCGGCTCATGGGCTTGGCCGGTAGCCGCAACGGGCATGTGATTGTCTCGTCACGGCTGGTGCGGACCCTGGTGCTGACAAATGCCGAGGGTTGGTCGCAGGGCATCATCGAATTCAGGCTGCGCTCGCTGGCGCTTTGAATCTTCAAAATAACCAACCGAAATGGTGAGAAATGGCGATCGAAAAGGGCAGTGCGTTTCTGTTGAAAGTCGGCAATGGCGCGGTGCCGCCGGTCTTCGCCACAGTCGCGGGACTGCGCACCACGCAGATGAGCGTCAATGCCGAGACGGTGGTGGTCACCAATCAGGGATCTGGCGGTTGGCGTGAACTATTGTCGGGTGCCGGGGTTCGTTCGGTATCGCTCAGCGGGTCGGGGGTGTTTACCGGTTCGGATTCCGAGGCCCGGGTGAAGGCCAATGCGCTGTCAGGCGTGATCGACGATTATCGTGTCAGCTTTGAAAGCGGCGAGACGGTGACGGCGAAATTCCTGATCACGCGGCTGGATTATGCCGGGGATTTCAATGGCGAGCGCACTTACACGCTGGCGTTGGAAAGTTCCGGCGCGGTGGTGGCTGCGTGACGGTTGCCAATCAGGCGCGGGGTGAGGCAGCGCTGGTCATCGGCGGCGAGACGCTGCGCCTGCGGCCCAGTTTTGCTGCACTTGTCGCGGCCGAGGCCGAACTGGGGCCGTTATTCGCGCTGGTCGAGCGCGCCGCCGCAGGCGGACTGATGCTGACCGAGTTGGCGGCGCTGTTGTGGCATTGCCTTGACGATGCGCCCGCCGGTCTGACGCGTCTGCTGTTCTGTGAAAGGCTCGTTGAAGCCGGGCTGGCGAGCGTGACGCCGGCGCTGAGGACGCTGCTCGGACAGGTGCTTGCCGGGCGATGACTGGCGCGGGGCCGGCGGCAAATTTCGAGATCGCGGCGCGGCGCGCGGCACGGGTGGCGGCGGCGCTGCTCGGCTGGCGTCCTGGAGAGTTTTGGGCGGCGACGCCCGAAGATCTGCGGACATCGCTGGGGCTTGATGATGCCGCCTGCGAGGCGCCGGCAACAGGCGCCATGCTGGCGCGATTGATGGAGGCATTTCCCGATGAACGGCAGTGAGACCAACCTTGATACGCTGGTGATCAGCGTGCGCGCCGATACCAGCGGTTTTATGACCGGTGTTGGCGATATTCGTCGCGAACTGGACGGGCCGTTGGCGCAAGGCGTTGATCGCGCTGGCGGCAGCATCGAGCGTGCGCTGGCGCGGGCGGCTATTACCGGCAAGTTCGGTTTTGAAGATCTTCGCCGCACGGCGTTGACGGCGCTTTCGGATATTGCTGCGGGAGCACTTCGGACCGATCTTGGCGCGCTTTTCGGCGGTGGCGGCAATGCGGGTGGCAGTGGGGTGCTGGGATCGCTGGCAACCGCGGTGAGCGGCCTGTTCGGCGGCGCGCCCGGCCGCGCAACCGGAGGCTCGGTGACCGGCGGCAGTGCCTATATGGTCGGCGAGCGCGGGCCCGAGCTTTTTGTGCCCACGGCCTCTGGCCGGATTGAAACGCAAGGGCAGGGGCGTCGTGCTCCGGTGAATGTGACGGTCAATGTAGCGGCTGCACACGATGCCTCGGCGGCGGTGATGCAGCGGACTGGCGCGCAGGTGGCGCGCGCGGTTCGGCAGGCACTGGCGAGGGCGGACACATGATGCGGCATTGGTTGGCGACAGCAGCCGCGCCGCGCCGGACCAACTGGGTCAAACGCTTTGATCCCCGCTATTGGACTGTGGATTTTCCTCGGCCGATGATGGCAGCGGTAACGACAACGGGCGCCGATACCGTGGTTGTCGATGCGGTGTTTATGCGGCGCGGCGACCTGGCCGGGCTGATCTGGGAATCAGTTGACCGCTGGAGCCATCCGTTGCTCGCACTGGAAACGGCGCGTGATTATCGCGGCACGACGCTGACGTTTCACTGGACTTCGACCGGTGATGTGCAGCCGCTCGATGCGGTCAACGGCCCGGTGCTGACCCTGGAAGGCCGCGATGCGGCGGGCGCCGCGCGCACCTGGTATGTGCGACTGTGGAACTATGCGGACGGCAGCGGCCACGATGCCGATATCAGCATCGATTTCGATGCGCTCGATGGTGGCTTTCTTTTGCCGACCGAGGCCGATCGGGTGTGGGCCGGTGACATTGACCGGATGTTCATTTCACTCGTGCCTGCCGCTTATGATGGCAGCGATGCACCGCTGCCCGCAGCGGCAAACGCGCGGGTGACGGTAAGCGCAATTCGAAGCGATGGGCCAAACTCGATGCTGAAGGCCGGTGACGCCTTTGTGCCGCCGCACGCGCTGCGGATCGCTGGCGGCTATGATGACAGCTATAACCAGACACCAGAGCGGCTGATCGAGGCGATGTTCGCCCTCGGCTATCGCGAGGCGCTGGTCCATTACGTCGGGATGAGCCATTTCCCCGGCCTTTGCTGGGATAGCGGGGCCGGGCGTTATCTTGCCGATACCGCAGTGCCGATCTGTGCACCGGCCGCGGTCTGGCATGCGGATTTCCTGACCCGAGCCGTAGCGCTGGGTTTTGCGCCCATCTTGTCGCTCTCGTTTGAACTGCTCGACGAGAATTGCCCCGATGCCTGGGCGCAACGCACGCTTGACGGTGCACGCGCCGCGACGGGCTACTCGCCGCCGTCATCGCTGCTTTCGCCGGCGCAGGCTGGCGCCATGGCGTGGCTGCAAGCAGCGGCCGTCGGCTTCAATGCCTTGGCGGCGGCAACCGGCGTGACACCGCGATTTCAGATCGGCGAGCCTTGGTGGTGGGTCGGACCGGATTGGAAGCCCTGCCTGTATGACGCGGCGACGCTGGCACTTTTTCTGTCCGAGACTGGAATGCCTGTCCCAGCGATCAGCGATATCCGCAACATAAGCAGCGCCGACGAGCGCGATTATCTCGATTGGTGCGGCGGCTTGCTGGGGCGAGCGACAGTGGCGCTTCGGGATGCTGTGAAGGCTGCGGCTGCGTCGACGCAGACCCTGTTGCTGTTTTACGCGCCGCAGGTGCTCGATGCTGCCGCGCCGGAGTTGATCCGGGCCAATCTGCCTGGGCAATGGGCCTATCCGGCGTTCGATGTTCTGCAACTCGAAGACTATGATTTCGTCACGCGCGGTGATGTCGGCGGCCAGGCGAGGGCGCGTTCGGTCATAAGCGAGCGGCTGGGTTATCCTATTGATAGACAGCACTATTTCTCCGGGTTCGCCGCCTCGGCAACGGATTGGACCCCGATCGTCGAAGCGGCGGCGGCTTCGTTGAAGCGCGGTGTTGCCGAGACCTTTGTCTGGGCGTGGCCCCAGGTGGCGCGAGACGGTTTTACGGCTTTCGATGTCGCCGGTGACGGTAATGGGGAGGAAGATGTGGCAGCTTTTCATGATGTGCTGTTTCCGTTGCAACTCGGCTATGGAGCGGCCGGCGGGCCGGAATTTTCGACGCAGGTTGTCGTGACCGGCTCTGGCCATGAGCAGCGCAACAGCCAGTGGAGCGATGCACGGCTCTATTATGATGCCGGGGTCGGTGTGCGGTCGGAGGCCGATCTTTCGGCGCTAATCGCTTTTTTCAGGGCGCGGCGCGGGCAGGCGCATGGGTTTCGTTTCAGTGATCCGCTCGATCGGCATTCCGCAGCGTCCGGTAATGCCGTCACTGCCTTGGATCAATTGCTGGGAACCGGGGATGGCGGCGCGACACGCTTTGCCCTCGTCAAACAATATGGCGATATCGACAATCCGCAAACCCGGCGGATCACGCGGCCGGTGGCAGGCAGCGTATGTGTAGCGGTAGCCGGCACGATGCGAACCAGTGGCTGGAGCCTTGCGGCGAGCGGTCAGATCGATTTCGAAGTGGCTCCCGCAGTCGGTGCGACGGTGTCGGCCGGGTTCGAATTCGACGTTCCGGTGCGCTTTGCTTCGGATCGTATCGATGTCTCGCTCGCGGGGTGGCGTGCTGGCGAACTGCCTTCGGTGCCACTCGTCGAAGTTCGTGAGGGTTAATGCCATGGCGGATATCGAAATTGGCCTTGGCGCCGGGTTGGCGGGCGAACTGACGGCGCTGGCTATTTGCTGGCAAGTGGTGCGTCAGGACGGCGTCGCGTTGGGGTTCACGACGCATGACCGACCGCTGCTGATTGGCGGGATGCGTTATGAGAGCGCGCCTGGAATGGCGCCATCGGCGGTGGTCAGCAGCGACGGTCTCGATATCGACACGATGGATGTGGCGGGCGCATTAAGCGCTGACGCCATCACTGCAAAAGACCTTGGCCTGGGGCGTTATGACGGCGCGGAGGTGCGCTTGTTCATGGTCGATTGGCGCGCGCCTGATGTCGGCCAACAGCCGCTGGCGCGCGGCACCCTGGGTACGGTCGAGGCGGGAACCGGACCCGATGCCGGGTTTACCGCGACACTGCGCGGGCTCACCGCGACGCTGATGGCGACCAGGATCGAGACCTATTCGCCGGAATGTCGCGCGGAGCTTGGCGACTGGCGCTGTCGAGTGGCGATGCGCGGACGGGTTCAACGCAGGGTGGTGACCTTCTCCGACGGTGAATATGTCCTTCTTGACGGGGTCGATGCCGCAACGTCGGGCGAATATGTCGCTGGACGGATGCGCGTGCTTTCGGGGCCGCTGGCCGGGATCGAGCGACGGATAATCGCGGCTGAAGCGGATCGGCTGTGGCTTGATGAGACGATTGCGCTGGCCGAGGGCGTCTTGGTCGAAATTCGCGAGGGTTGTGACAAGCGATTTTCGACCTGTGTCACGCGCTTTGGCAATGCCGCGAATTTTCGGGGCGAACCCCACGTGCCCGGCGGCGACGTGCTGACCCGCTTTGGCGGACTTTGAACCTGACGGAGAACGTCATGATGGATGAACTGAAGCCGGTGCCGGCGATCAACCCGCACTGGCCGGCGATTGTCGCGGCCGTTCGCGGCTGCGTTGGAACACGGTTCAGGGCGCAGGGGCGGATACCTGGCCTGAGCCTCGATTGCGTCGGCGTCGTGCTTGTTGCGGCAAGGGCTGCGGGATTGGGGCGCATCGCGCCGGCAGCATATGCGCTCGGTGGCGATAATGAGCCCGGCGTCGAGCCGGCGCTGGCGGCCTACGGGTGCCGAGAAGTGGCGGTGCCGATGAACGGCGATGTGATCGTGGTGGCACCGGCTGCGCGACAACGTCATCTCGCTGTCGTGACGCCAGCGGGCATCGTCCATGCCCATGCCGGGCTTGGTCATGTCGTCGAAGGACCGCTCGATCCCGGTTGGATCATCATCGGCGCTTGGCGCCTGCCCGGAGCAAGCTGAATTATGGCGACACTTATCCTGGGAACGGTCGGTCGCGCCGTCGGTGGCCCGCTCGGTGGCATCATCGGCTCCGTCGTTGGCGGTATGATCGACAGCAGTTTGCTCGGCGGCGGCGGTCGCCCGCGCGATGTCGGACGCATTGCTAACCTCATGGTCCAAAGCGCCGCTTATGGCGAGCCTATACCAATCATTACAGGACGCATGCGCGCCGCCGGAAACCTTTTGTGGACCAGCGGCATAAAGGAGTCGGCCAACCAAAGCGGTGGCGGAAAGCGTGGGAGCACGACGACGAGCACCTACAGCTATTCGGCATCATTCGCAGTCGGGTTGGCGGCGCGGGCGATCGTCGATATCGGCCGGATCTGGGCCGATGGCAGGCAGATACGCGATGCCGAGGGCGTATTTCTTTCGCCCGTGGTCATGCGGATACATCTCGGCAGCGAGGCGCAAGCGATCGACCCATTGATTGCGGCTGCGGAAGGCATTGGGGGTGCGCCCGCGTATCGCGGCATAGCCTGTGCGGTGTTCGAGGACCTGCCGCTTGCCGAGTATGGCAACCGAATTCCAAACCTGACCTTCGAGATTATCGCCGACGGCGGAGCCGGGCATGATGTTGCTGCCGCTATCGCTGCGCTGGCAGTGATCGATGGGCGCAGTGTGGCGTCGGTTGCCGGCAGCTTTCCATCGATCGCGGGGCATTTCGCCGGCCGGAGCGGCAGCGTTGCAGAAGCGATAGCGGCTTTGATCGACATGGCGGGAGCAAGTGTCACGAGCGCGACGCAAGTCATCGTCAGCGGTGAAGGTGCCGGGCATGTTTTGATTGCCGAGGCTGACTGCCAGGCGCGACTTCCCGGCGATAGCCGCAGTCGCGAACGCCTAAGACGGCTAGGCGGCGAAACGCGACTGGCCGCTGTCGAGGTCGCATTTTACGACACCAGCCGCGACTTTCAGCCGGGTTTGCAACGAGCCAAGCTCGGTGTGAACGGTGTGACGGACCATCAGTCTATCGCCTGTGCCATGACGCCCGATCAGGCAAAGACCCTCGCGACAGCAGCCCTGACGCGCTCGCGGGCCGGCGGGCTTCGGATGAATGTTCGCTTACCTTGGCGTTATTTGGGCTTGAACCCCGGATCACACGTCATGCTTGCAGGCGACGACACCGTATGGCGGGTTCGAGAAGCGCGTTTCGAGACGTTCATTGTCAATCTCGAACTCGAGCGTATCGAATCGTCAGCGCCGGTCTTTGTAAGCGGCGATGGTGGGCGTGTTTTGGCTTTTGCTGACGAGCCTGCCGGCGAGACGACGCTGCAACTGCTCGACCTGCCATCGCTACCTGGCGAACTGCCAGGTTTGCCGCGCCTTTGGATCGCGGCTTCCGGAGCCTCGATCGGCTGGCGCCGGGCGGCAATCGAGGTCAGCGGGGACGCGGGTGCCAGTTACACAATGATCGGTAGCGTCGAGGGGGGCGCTGTTCAGGGCGTCGCGTCATCATGTCTTGAAGCAGGGTCGACAACAGCGTGGGACCGGTTTCGCACCGTCGAGGTCGCGCTTTTGTCAGACGCCATGTGGCTCGAAAGTCGATCAGAGATCTCAGTGCTTGCCGGTGCCAATTTGGCCTTGTTGGGCGACGAGATTTTCCAGTTTTGCAATGCAGATGCGGTGAGCCCGGGTCGTTTCCGGCTCTCGGGCTTGCTTCGTGGTCGACGTGGAACGGAATCAAGTGCTGGTATGCATAGCGTCGGCGAGAGGTTTGTTTTGCTCGACCCTGCCACGCTGATCGCATTCGATCCGCCTGCCGATGCGCTTGGGCGAACATGGCGTGCGCGCGCAACAGGAGTTGGTGAAGGCGGTGCACCGTCAGTTTCAGCCATTGCCGGGGGCCGGGCGCTAAAACCGCTATCACCGGTGCATCTGCGACTTGTGATGAACGCGGGAGATGTTGTCGCTCGTTGGGTTCGCCGCAGTCGTTCAGGTTTTGGTTGGCCTGACTTCGTCGACGCGCCTCTGGCGGAAACAAGTGAGGCCTATCGCGTCGATATTGCTCTCGATTCACGGGTCGTTCGGAGCGCAACCGTGGTGGAGCCAGCTTACACTTATGGCCTCGCCGATCGCTTGGCCGACGGCGGTGGGCTGGAGGTAACCATCACGGTGACACAGCTGAGCGAGGCTGTAGGTCCCGGCGATCCGACGACCAGAACACTTATTTTAGCATGAAATTGGGAGCAGGTTGATGAGCGAGACAATCCGGCACGGGCTAGCACTTCTTGTGGCGGGCCAAGCGCAGAAAGAAGTGACTCACAACGAAGCGTTGCTAGCGATCGACCGACAACTTCACATGGTGGTGGAGACCCGAGGCTTGAGTTCCCCGCCAATTTCGCCCGCTGTCGGCAGCAGTTACATCGTCGCTTCTGGTGCTGACGGCGCATGGGAGGGTCGGGCGGGAGCGCTGGCGACAAGCGACGGCTTAGGTTGGACATTTACGCAACCGGTGCGCGGTTGCCTCGCCTGGGTCGCGGATGAGGGGGTCTTTACGGTTCATGATGCTGAATGGTCCGCAGGAGGCTGGCCGGCCTCGGCGCTCCGGATCGCTGGCAGGGATGTTATGGGCGCCAGCCCCGTCGAAATTGTCGGGCCAGTCGGCGGCAACATTGTCGATACGGAAATCAGAGTTGCCTTCTTGAGTTTGATCGCCGCCTTGCGCGAACAGGGAGTGATTAGCTGA